AAGTGCATCAGTCACGTCGAAACGTTCGCCTTTGGCCTCTTGTGGTAGGGCGTGAAAGGCTTTAAGAGCCTCATCAATTTTTTCTTTAGGGATAAATTTATCTGTAATTGTCAGTATCCCTTCTACAGATTTAGTTCCGTAGAAAAGATTTGGAACTTGCGTGGCTCGTATATCTGATCCAGGAATGTCTTTGGAGATTGCTCGAGTAAACCACTGGTAAAAATCTCCGTCGATGATAGGTTTTTCGAGGCCAAAAACCAGTCTGAATCGAGGCCATGACTCAGAAGTAGAAGGAGAGTCATAAGCAAGAGAAAGATATTTTTTACATATGTCTAACTCTTGGGCTTGTTCCCAAGTAAGTTCTTGTTTTTGAATTTTGTTTCCATCAGCATCTTTTCCATCAGCTTGATTATCGATATCAATAATTATTAATCCAGCATGGATGATGCCAGTACTATCTTTCACACGCTTTCCTTCAAGCATGTGCCACGCACACAAGCCTTTACGCTGTCCTACCTCGTCTGCTATACCTAGAGCATCGAGTTCTACAGCTTCCCAGTTATTGTTGAAAGATCGGAAGTCACCGCCTGCCTCAATCTTGCCCGTAGCAGCATCTAGTGCACTGACGACCTTGCTGTTTACAGAACAAATGAATTGCATGACGTGATTTGATGTCCTCCCATTCTGCCTTGGATCTAGGCTTTTAACACGCTTCTGACAAAGTTTTAAGACTGAGCGGCCTTGGGACGCACCTCGTTAAAGAATTTGTCGACTAAGGCTAGCCACGCAAGCTCGTCCTTCTCTACCTCAGTCTCGCCGAAAGTAAAGACCTGTGTTTGGTAGTCATCGATCGGGGTGGAAACAATAATTTGCGTCTTATTAATTTTGATACCTAAGCAAGCCTCTGCTGCGAGTTTGTAAGCAGCTAATTGTAGCCGTGTCTTTTTGACTTTAAAAACTCCTGAGATTAGAGCCTTCTTAATCTTCTCATCGACGTTGGATTTTTTATTTGGGAACCGCGCACTGTAGGGACCTGCGCTCGTCTTGAAATCAGCCAGGACAATCTCTGCATTGTTATCCATGTAAATCAAATCACAACACCCCGCATATCCGTGCTTTGTATTTTCGTCGTAATAAAAAATTCTTCCTACACCATCGTCGCCGACATACTTAGACCATTTCGGTTGGTTGTAAGGTCGTTCAGACCACAAGACTCTTCCGCCTTCAAGGATCTCATCCATTCTTTCCGGAACTCCTTTCCAAAAAGGAGCGTACGCTTCCGGAGGTACGACTTTTAGACCACGAATATGATTCTCAGTCGCTTCGTGGATCCATGTTCCCCTTGCTGCTGCGGCGTCTGCTGCGCCAGGGTTCATGATGTTCCAGTGCGCCAACTTCTGTTGAGTCTTGGCAGACTGGGTGCTGCTTAGGATAGACGTTACAGAGGGCAAGTAATCAGGTACTCCAGGGCATTTGTAATGCCGAAGTCCATTGATAGTCTTACGTGTATCCATGTTTTCTACTTTATTTAATACTAGAACTGCGCTAGCCCGCTGCCTGGACCGTTGTTGTCACCTTCGTTTTCATCGATAAAGAATTCACTTTTTTGATACTCGAACTCTCTATTACGTTGGTCAAGTTCACTTACAAGACAACGACCTGCTGAGAAAGAATCAGCAACTAATTCTGCGATCTCATCTGCTGAGCGGGGCTGACCAGCGTGGTCAACACACTCTTGCAAAAGTTGATGGCTCACTAACAGTGAAGCAATAGTGTCTAGCTTTTTATTTGTTTCCTGTTGCGCTTCAATCCACTGACTTAACAAGAGCTGAAGTCTGCCTTTCATTTTTTCATAAAAAAGATTTTGGTCGCTGCCAGCTTACATCGAAATCAATATTTGTCCCTTTATCTGTTGGCTTTGCTTTGTCGTATACCATCCACGCTGATGTTACTGAGTCTTTTGTTTTGCTTTGGTCAGCACGAAATATTGGTCTGGGATTTAAAACGATAAGGTTAGATAAAGATTTTTCCAACAGGAACGTAGATCTCGCCCTTGTTGGTTCAAGAAATGTTAAGCGGTCAAGAATAATAAGACCCCTACTAGCAAGTTCGTAACCAGGTTCGATAATCCACTGTACGTTATCGCGTACGCCTTGGGTAATCGCCAAGGTCCAATCGAAGTCAGGGAGGTTCTTCCACCAAGAAGCATCGAGGTAATCGGTATCATTGTCGGCTCGAATGCACTCGGTGTGACCTAAGGAATTTAACTGAGCCTCTAGCTGACCGTCTGTATCAAGAGGTAGAACAATCCTGCCTGACACGAGGTTTTTTTCTGCAATAGGATTAATAATATTGTCGGGTACTCTATAAAAGCTCATGGAAAGTGATGATTTACTACAACGCTTACGTGATTACATGACGATGGAACAAGAGTTTTACCATCAAAGATTTATGTCACGCGCACGAAAAATCGATAAAGTAGAGGACTTTGTAGAGATCTTAGACCTGCTTCACTCAAACTACCTAGTCCAGAAAAGGCTTTTTCATAATCTTGCAAAGTCTGTCGCTGACTCTGGAGTCGAACTTCCAGCACTCAGTGATTTACTCAAGTCATAAAAAAACCGCCGAGAGCACTCCGGCGGTTTGATGTGTGTGAGTAGCCTCTAGGTTACACCGAAAGACCTGCAGCTTTCAACGCTTCCTTTTGTTCCTTTGTCAGTTCTTTAGAGTTGTCTGACGTGGGTTCTGGAGGCGCTGCCTTAGGTTCGCCCGCACCAGCAGGAAGAGCGCTAAGACCTTCCGCTTTAGCACCCTCAAGTTGAGGGTTGGCTTCGTCAAAGGCTGCTTTGATTTCAGCATGATCCGTTCCGAGAGGTAGTTCAACCAGATTCGCACCGGAGATATGAGAACGAAGTGCACTTGATACCAAGTCTCCTCCATCGCTCTGGAGCCAATCGTTAATATCTTTGATAAGAGTTTTTTCTTCGTCGTCTTTGACTGGCCGGTCAACAAACTCAAGCACGTTGTAATTAACTTTACCAGTGTCTGCGCCGGTCACCGGATCAGTCTGAGTAAAGCTCCTTTGGACGAACTTGGTTTGAGTCACGACCTCCGCAACATTGATGCGGTTGTTGTAAAGGGTTTGGAAATACGAGATGAAGTTTTTCTGACTGCTCTTCCCAGAGATAACAGCAGTTGATACGCATCTACTAGGTAGCAGACGATGAGTAGGGTCCACACCAATAAACGCAACCCTGATGAATTCTTGACGGTTTCGCATGCCGAGGTTCCCATAGAAGGGAGTAAACCCGAGCAGTACAAATGAAATAGGGATTCCATTGTCGTTGGAATCTGTGATTGCTTGATCGGGATCCGTGTCCGACTTCCAGCGACGCTGTTGAAGATCGATACGGAGCGTGTGCGGTGGGACTTGGCAGAGAATTTCATCAGCCGCAAATTGTCCAGCAATAAAGACCATGATTAATCAGAGGGAGAAGTTAATTGAACCAATAGCCGCTGCAGCGACTTGACCTTTTTCTGGGTCAGCTGCTTTCTTGGGCGCGGACTTCGTGCCCTTAGGAAGGTACAGAATCTGATCAACTGCGTAATTCAGATACTGCTTTTCACCTTTTTCGCTTGTGCTAACTCGACCGACAGCGATCGTCGGCGTTCCGTTAGGCAGCTCAGAAAGTTGTTTGGAGTGCTGGTTCCAAGCAGTGAGCTTGAACCAATTCGTTTCTTTGTCGTCAGGGGCTTGCCAGGCGATGGATCGGTTTGTGACAGTTGAGTCACCGACCTCGCTTTCTTCGGACTTCGGACCAAGTCCACCGCATGCCATGAAAGTATTGATGGCAAGGATGTCGCTGAAGTTTTCAGGGGTGACAACCAACATTGGCTGCATCTGAATCACTCCATCTGGCGTGGCTTTTGTAGGACCGATGGCAAGTACCTCTTGCTTTTCGTCAAGATCTTTGAGGAGTTTGCCAACGTAGTGATCTTCTTTTTGGATCAGTTGGACTTTGGTTGAGATTTTTTTGTTTGAGGAGGGCAAAGATTCAGCGATGACGTTGACTTTGCCGTCTTCGACCAGAGCGGAATCTGTGACCCTAAGTCCTAGAAGAAAGACGTTCATCTTTGAGGATTCGGTAGATCGTTGAGCGGTGTACGTTGAGTGCCTTAGCGATTTGCGGAACGCTCGCGCCTTGGCTACGGAATGCTAAAAGCATCTGGAGATCTCCGCCACCAAGTTTTGAATTCTTTTCATGTAAATACTGGTTATGGTATGGGTTTACACACAATGGATTCTTGCATACATTTTTTACTACAGCATCCTTTGTTATATCTAAGTAACCAAGTATAAGCGGGCGCACATAAAATCTTTTACCCAACGTGTATACAGCAGGTACTTTGTTGACGACTGAACCTTCCCAGTCGAAACATTGCTTGTGATCGAAATCGTTGAAAGCTAATTTTTCAAACAGTTCACTAAGCCTGTTTTGTTTGGCTTTGCCGTAGCCCAGCTCAAATCTATCTGCTTCTAAACTTCGAGCGATATCAAGAGCTTGCGCCTGCGCGTGGGCGGCATCGAATGCTTTGATTGATATTTTTATTTCAGTCTGCGCCTTTGAAACTAAAAGGCTGTACTCCTCAGAAGACATCATTAAATAAGGGTCCGAAGAGTGTATCACCCCTCGAACCCTCAGACTTTTTAAAGACTAGATCACACAAGCTCACCGAAAAGGTTTGCAACATTTGGACCCACATTCAGACCACGGTCCTTAGCGCGTCTACCAACTTTCAAGATTTCGTCTGTAGAAGCTCCTTGATCGAGCAGAGCTCGAACATCCTTCAAGCCGAAACCTCCCTGGCCGTAAGCAGCGTAATCAAAATCCTCAAATCGATCTTTTGGCGCGGGCATATCACCCGACATCACTTTCTTCTGGTTGCTTTGTGCGGCTGAGTCAGCCTGTGTTTCACCTTGGTTTGCATAAGGGTTCGTGAAGCCCCTACCTTCTAAATATGATTCGTAGAAGTCCTTGTATTTTGGACCCACCGTACCAGCCCGATAACCTCCTTCGTAAGCGTCGCCGCCTTGACCCTTGAATCCCATTTCGTATTGATCGAAGCGATTTTGGATCTGCCCGATTCTGTCTAGCTTCGTGTCTTCTCCGCCAGGACGGAAGAATGCTTTTGCTTCAAGGAATCGACGACCTGCGTCTGCTTGGTCGAAATAAGTTTTATCGTTTGAGAATTGTTGATTCACAAAACTGCTGTAAGCATCCGCTCCTTCTGAAGCAGCTTTACCGCCAAAAGGAGTGCCTCCAGCAGGTGAGATGACATTCTTATAAGGCTCAAAACCTTCCTTACGGATGTTTTTATACAAACGATCAACGTCAAATCCGTAGTCATCTCCTTTTTGAAGATCTTTGAGAAGAGGGTCGAAAAACTTGTTGTAAGTTTCTTGGTCCTGAATTTTATCTCCCAGGGTCCGAGCTAAGAGCTGATTGGCTTTACCGACAGCTTCTTGTCTGCTCAGATCCCGTGTGTAATCCATGGATTGCCGACTAAAGCCTACATCCTGTGGAGTGAAAAAGGGCTGCAACTCTTGAGTCGGCGGCGGCGTGGGCTCAGATGGAGTAGGAGTCGGCTCCTCCATCGACTCACCAAAAGTATTGCCCTGACCGAAATTACTTCCAACGACGTTGATATTATTAATGCCGCCTCGAGCACCCCCGAAACCAAGCGTCGACGTAACACCAGTCTGCTGCTGTGGACGGAAACTCAGAGCACCACCACGACCTTTAGAGGTTGTGCTGAATTGCAGCATGGGGTTTAAGTTCAGACCGCCTCCGCCGTCTTCATCGTCCTTGAATAAACCAGCCAGGTCGATACCAAATAAGCGTCCTGCTGTACGAAGACCAGAGCTAGTCATTCCCAGACTTAATTACATATACTTCAATTTAGCTGTTTTTCAGCCAATAGCGACTGATATCGAATCCTGGACCACAAACTGATTTGAGTGTTCTAGATATTCTCGATGCTTCTTCGTAATCTTTAAATCGTTTTGCCTTCTCTTTGTCTTTTGTATAAGAACAAAGTAATTTCTTTTTCGTGTTAAGGCAGTCCAAAACAAACTCGTCGTTACGAGTCACAATCCATACTTCTCTAAAACTGAGAAGTGGCATAGCGCTTCGCTGCTCATCTGTATACAATCTTCCTGTTAACTTACACTCTGTTGCCTTATCTGTCTTTTTAACTTTTTGTGTTTTAACTTTTACAGTCTCTTGAATAAGCCCATTTTCTTTCAGAGTTTTATTTAACTTTCTTGCAGCGTTCGCTGCGACTAAAGGCTTTGCGTAATGCTCTTTAGTCATGATCATGCAGTTGTCCGTCTTTACGCAACCGACATATCCGCTGTCGGTTTTAGCTGTAAAAACATCACGCTTTTCGTTTTCAGGTAGCCAAACAGTAATCAAGTTCATTTTTCAGCCCAGGAGTCGCCGACGTTTGCGTCGCATTTAACGGGAACTTTACTCAAGACGGATTCAGCTGCAAGTTTCATTTCGGTCTCGAGCACTTCTTTAAAATGATCTGCTTTGGTCTCTTTGGCTTCGAATATCAATTCGTCGTGCACTGTGGCTATGGGACGGAAATCATCGCTTACTAATTTTCCTAGGCGGGCGATTGCAAGCTTCAGTATGTCCGCCCCTGCTCCCTGAATCAGGGTATTGGCGCAGGTGGTCATGGCCGCGTCGTCGTAACTCAGCAACCTTCTCCTTCCAATAGGTGTCCTGACATAAGTCCAGCCGTCCTGAACCATAGCGTTTCGCTCTCGGTGCCATTCTTTAAGTCGCGGATAGGCACGGTGGAAACCTGAATGAGCCACCTTAGCCTCAGATAGTGAGATGATGTTACCTGAACTAGCAGCGTATGTTTTGTATTTTTTGAAACCCATGCCGTACAGCAACGCAAAGTTTAGGGTTTTTCCCATCTGACGTTGCGACTTTTCCACCTTGTCGATTGGCACATGGTAGATCAGGCTTGCAGTAAGAGAGTGCAGGTCTGCCCCTTCCTGAAAAGCCTGAATCATCTGAGGGATGCCGATTAGCTCAGCTGCTAAGCGAAGCTCGATCTGGGAGTAGTCCGCGATAACAAACTTGAACCCATCAGACGGAACAAAGCACTCTCTAAATTCTTTATCCCTCGGCACTTGCTGGATATTGATTCCCCACGATTCTTTTTTCTTATTGCCGGTAACTCTTTTTGCCCCGGAACTTGTGAAGCGCCCGCTGTTTGCTCCGTATGAGTTGTAACCGCTATGCATCCTTGAGGACACAGGGTTTATGTTGGTCAGAATTTTTTCGACGTGCGCTAAGGCAGTTTCGAGTTTTGTTCGTTTTCTAAGAAGATTTAGTGTTTCGTCATCGCTATCGAACTCGCTTAGTGCGACCTGAGACAGCGTTTGTTTTCCAGTTCTTGCGTCAGTTGGGAGAGCAGTGCCGATCTGATTGAAGCATCGGACACATTGTGCATTAGATCCAGGATTGAACTCCTTTTTGGCGTTCTTTCCAATGGCGATAGTCCCGTCA